ACAATGCCAGCGTAGGTGATGGCAGAAGCGGAACCGTCATAGATCAGCTGCGCACCCTGAAGGGCAGCCATAGCATCAACATCAACCTTGGAAGCAATGGACTTGGCAAGCTGATTGTTGGTTTCGCCAACAGGATTGCCATAGCCAGACAGAACAGCTTCGTCAGTCAGTTCAACGGCCTTCATAGCCTTCTTGACAGTCACTTCAGTGGTGGAAGTGGCAAGCTTCACGGTTTCGGCAGCAATGCCTTCAGCAATGTCTTCCGCATCACCAATGTAGGCATACTGGGGAACAGTGATGGTGTTGCCGGGAACGCCCACCAGGGAAGTGTCAACCTTCGCAAAAGGAGCAACAACAATTTTGGATTCAACTTTGGCGCTGATCATGTCAGCCATGACCTGGGGATTGATCAGGTCAGCGATCATAGTGGTCTGGTTAGCCATAATAAATACACCCTTTCAAATATTAGTTTTTAGTTAGTTCTTCATAGGCTTTGGGATTCTCGTTGTACAGTTTCAATCTGTCCTGATATCCCATCTTGGCAAAGGTTTCTTTGCTCACAGAATCGCCGCCGCCTTCAGTGCCCGGAAGCTTGTATTCTTCATACTTCTTGCCACCAGCACTTTCAAAATGCGTGGGGAACTGCGTCTTCAGTCCGGCAAGCTTGTCATCCCAACCCTTGATTTTGCCGTTTTCATCCAGGGCAAGTTCACCCTTTTCTTTCAGCTTGAAAGTCAGGTAGTCAATATCTTCAGTAATTGCTTTTGCAGAAAGCAGTTCCACCTGGATTGCACTTTCAAGCTTGGTCTGTTCCAGTTCGGCCTGAAGCTTTTCAATCTGTCCTTCATAGTCAGTAATCCGCTGCTGTAATCCTTCATTTCCCTTATTGTTCTTTTTAAGTTCTGCAATCAGATTCTGTGCTTCGGTCAGTTCGGCCAGCTTGCCATCATGGTCTGTCTTCAGCTTTCCATATCTGATGTCAAGATTTTCTTCACTGGCCGTGAAAATCTTGTTAGCTTTCATTTCGTCCTGGATTTCTTTGATAACAGCGTCATCAAGGCCCTTTGCCTTTAGGATTTCTGCGATAGTCATTGTTTTTTGCATCCTTTCTATTACGCTTTTTTACATGGTTTGCGGCCATGATATAGATGTTTTTGAAGCTTCCTTTACACCTGGCTTCTAAAGGTGGAAATATAAAAAGGGACACTATAAAAGTGCCCCTATGCCGGATTTAATTAGTTGATCTTTTCGGTCTTCATGAAAGTGTCATAGCCATCTTCTTCAAGCTTGGCCTTCAGCGCTTCAGCGTTTGCCTTGCTGCGGAAAGCACCCACCTGGACATGGTAAAGCACATCCGGGACATCTTCTTCCACAGCTTCTTCCTTGACCTCTACGGCCTTGTAGGTATAACCGAAGTATTCACACACGCCCTTGCAAATCGCTTCAGCAATGGCTTCCACGTTCTCCACAAGCCACTTGGCGGCATTGTAATTGTCATGGAAATCCGTTTCTACATAGACAGTAGGTGCAGAAGGATATTTAACTTCATACAGGCCAGGATATTCCTTGATGTTCTCGGACTTACCAGGCGTGATGGGTGCAAGGTATTTGAAAACAGCCTTACAAGCCTTGTAGCCTTCACCATCAAAGTCATAGCAGAAAAGGCGTGTGCCGCTCACACTGCCATCATGGGCATTGGAATGAATGGGAATGTACAGGTCAGCGCCCCAAGACTTGGACGCAGCCACCTTGTTTGCCATGGTGTAATAATGCATCAGCTTCACTTCAAAGCCGCAGCGTTCAAGGGCGGCTTTCAGGGCCGTTGCAACCTTGCCACACTGAATAGCTTCCGTGGTGTTGCCGTAAGCATAAGCATTTCTGGTCTGATCAGACGGGGACAGGAAAATTTTCTTAGCCATTAGATTCACCGCTTTCCGTAGTTTTCGCTTTAACTCTCTGCCGGATGGTCTGGTCAAGGCCAGTGGCAGACCAACTGGACACAATGCCCACGCTGATAGCCGACATGACATCCGCAGCAGGGAAGTCAGGGATGACAAACAGGCCGACAACGCCAAGCACAGCACCAACAGCGCCATTGGCGGCAGGGATCCATTCATCAGGAACCTTCAGGGCTTTCAGAACTTCCCCAACAAGGTAGCTGATGATCATGATGCTGATACAAGTCACGCTAATGTCTTCCATTGCTTTTTCAGATCCTTTCTTTTTTGTAATTAAAAAAGCAACCTGTAAATCTTTCTTACAAGTTGCTTCTTTTTCTGTTATTAAATTGTGGTTAACTTAGGGCATGAAAAAAGCACTATGCATTATTTGCACAGTGCTTTATTCTTCGATTACTTCAAATCTACTGGCCGGAAGCGCATAATCTCCCGGTTCATCCATGTCTTCAAGGTGAAAGGCAAAAATATCACCACTCTGATTGTCTTTGGGCAAGAATGCTTCATACACTTCACCCTTCTTGAAGAACACGGACTTCTTATCAGATATATATTTTACCTTAAATGTCTTCATATTCGTCACGGTACATCATCCCGTTGTAAAGTTTTATGAATTCTTCTTGTCTTCCTGTGCCCGGGGCTTCAAACCAGTGGATGCTAACCTGGCGTTCATCACCATCACTGTCATAAACCCAATAGAAAGCTTTTTCATGCTTCCATTCTTCTGGCTTGCCGCCGTAATCCCTAACCAGGTCATCAATCTTATTGATTGGCTTCCTGCTGCCTTTCCCGGCCAATAGGTGGTCATGCGGATATTCAGGTCTACTTCCAGCCACAAATTCCACTTTTTCACCTGTGAACGGATTTTCTACATTTGGATAAGACCCAGACTTTGCACCAACTGATTGCCTTATGGGATCACCATAGAACGCTATGTTTTTAGATTCCATTATAACATTTTCATCAGCTGATTTCAAGTATTTGTTCTTGAAGCTTTCAAAGTCTTTTGTCTTGTCCAAGCCAAAGTAAGCGGCCCGGTCTTTCATTGTCTGAAGTTCATCTTCATCCAATGCCCACCTTGCCCGTGTAAGGCTCACACAACGGCAGTTGCAATCTTCCGCAGGATCACCGAAGTCACCAGGGAACATGGCTTCCTTGCCATCCGCTTCAAACGGTTCATCCACTTCCCGGATCTGTGTGTCAAGCTTTCTGTGTGTGGGCCTTGTCGCCCCATCCAGTGTTGAATCCCACTGCTTGACAACATCAGCACCCTTTTCTTTGGACGCTTGCTGTGCATCAAATGTGGCAGACTGTTGGATTCTATGACCTTCCGTCTGGACAATCCGTCTGGCATTGGACAAAGGTGCTTTGGTTCTTGCCTGAATGTTCCTGGCAATGTCATTGTAGGTCAAGCCACTTGCAATGCCCCTTGTGATTTCCTGCCGGATGCTTTTCTTTAGGATTTTTGCATCCACACCCAACGAATTATAAAGGCCGTCATTGATTTTGCTATCTGTCAGAATAGCTTTCACAGCTGCTTTCTGGTCAATGGGAAGAATCATCGGAATGCCCTGCCCGGCCATGTCATACATCGTGCCCACAAAGCCCATTGTGTAGCTGTCAGACAAAAACTGCTGAATAGTGGTGTATTCGTCACCATGAAGCTTTTCAATAATGCCTTCCACTTGGCCTTTCAATGCCTGTTGATACTGAAGCTGATAGACTTTGGACTGTGTAAGTTCATCCGCTTGAAGCATCAATATCTTTTCATTGATTTGGTCAAGCGCCGACTGATACTGCCTTTTTAGTTCAGCAAGCACAGCCTTTTCAGAATCAAGCTGCGCTTGCATAACTTCACGTTCACGCTTATTCAATCACATCACCCACAACAGGTTCATCTTCAACCACAGTGGAATCTATGGCTTTCTGTGCGGCATAGGGATCATTGGCTTCAGGATCCGGAAGCTTGTCTTTGATGTCATCATAGTCCAGGTCAAGCTGTTCACAGATAAGCTGCATCAGCGTTTCATTGTCAAGCTGCGTGGACAGGTTCAGCAGCGTGGTAATTTCCGCTTGCTTCCGTTGTGCATTGGTCAGTTCAATCTGTGCGTTCTCCTGGGCATTAGTCGGAACTTCATGTTCAAAGACAAAATAGACATCCTTCTGCTGATAGTCCGTGCCCTTTTCGTCATTAACTTCCTTCAGGACAACTTTCAGCAGCTTGCGCAGGAACTGTTTCAGCCGGACTTCAAGCTTGTTTGCACGAAGATCCAGAAGCGTATAAGCGGACTTGATAGCCACGTTGGTAGTTGCCGCAGTGTCCTTCAGTCCAGCCGTATTCAGGCCCATGCCAAAGCGATAGATGTTCTTTTCATCCAGTTCAAGCTTGGCCTGTCTTGCCTGATAGGGAATGTCAACAGTGACAACATCAATGCCGCCGTCTTCATCAACACCAATGTGCTTCTTTGCCTTGGTGTTGAACATCAGTTCATCAAGGTTATCACCCTGAAAACCCTTGACCACATACAGCGCTTCATTGGTGTCCTGGATGTTGTTAGACAGACCACAGGACATCAGGTCATAGTCATCAATTAGTGCCTTGATAGGCTTCAGGCCGCTGAACTGTTTCTTGCAGTTGTCAAGCCGAAAGATGGGAATGAAGCCATAGTCTTCATAATAGATGCTTTCATCACCATCTTTTTTATAGATGACATGCGGCCTGGGATTGATTGCGCAGTCTTTGTCCGGCTCAATCTTTCCATCTTCCACCTGAACATAGAACATGGCTTGCTTGGAATCCCAGTCCTGAATCTTCTTGACCTTGTTGCCGTCTTCGTCAATCTTGTCAACATACCAGTAAATGATATGATCCTGGCCGTCAGAAGCGTCCTTGGCCTTGACTTCAACGATGCCCAAGCTGTCAGCGCACTGGAAGGCCGTCTTGCCTTCAGCGTTCTTGTAGGCATACATGTTTTCAAAGCCCTTGGCAACGCAGCCAGTAAGTACTTCATACAGTTCAGCCGTGAAGTCTTCATTGTCATTGAAGTATGCATCCAATTCCGTCTGAAGTTCAGGCAGATCAGAACGAATGAAGCCATCTTCCCCAGAAAGAATGTACTGAACCAACTGATCTGTCAGTTCCGTAAAGAACGGATGGCTGATTTTGATGTTGGATTTCGTCTTGTCTTCCTGAAGCTGTCCATCCGCATTTACAAAGAAAATGCGATAGTCCTTAATATCGTGGTCAGCTTCGTAATAGCGCTGACCAACCCTTGCATGACGCTTCTTGTCACTTGCTTTGTCATTGTCAATGAATGTCTTGATTTCTTCAACTTTCAGCATTTGTTCACCTTCTTTTATACAAGCCACTTAGAACCAGTGATATACTTTTCAAGGGCATAGCGCATGGCATCCATCAGATGGTTAAAATCATCAATAGGCACATTCAGCTTTGTGCCGAATTTGTCCGTGTCCCAGGTGTAGTTGCTTATTTCAGTAATGAAATTCACACACCGGGGATGGATGATGATTTCAAGGTCTTGAATCCACTGAATGCCATTCTTGATGCTATCCTTACCTTTGGCAGCACCCTTGACACGCAAGCCCAAGCTTTTCAATTCGTCAATGGACTTCGGTTCAGCGGAATCAGCCGTGATCCGCTCTTTCCCATAGCCCATGTCCTGGACTGTTTCAGCAATACGCTTGTTGGACAGTCCTTTTTCATACATTTCATCAAACACAAAAAGCTGCTTGGCCGTTTGGTCAAGCAGTCCGCAAAACAATGTTGATGGGTCATTTGTATAGCCAAAGTCAAGGCCAAAGGCAGAAACAACACCAGGTCTGCTTCTTACTTCGTCAATGTCAAAGGCTTCTTCTTTCCAATTCTCATAGACAAGGCCGTCCACAATGCCCCAACCGCCCAATCCTGCAACGGCATAGCGCCGGGGATTGCGCTTCTTCATGTCTTCAAAGACTTTGATGTCAGCCGCATCAAGCCATTCATTGCACATGTAGTTGGTTGT